TTAATTCTAATAGCACCAGGACCGCCGCGTGTGCCGTGATCCCTTACATTTGCGCAGGGACTTGGCGCCATTCCTGGAAAACCAGGAGGATACCATGCTATACATCCTTGAGCTTCGTAACATCCGCAACTACGACCACCAGTCCAGCACTTACTTTCTGTTGGGATGCCTTGTCCTGGATTACGACCTGCCGCATTCAGCGCATGAATATACTGCATGTGTCCTTGTCCAGACCAGTTGGAAAATTCATTGTCATTTTCTGTTCCGAACTGTAGTGTTGTGCCATCGTCAGCAAAATATCCAGCTGGGCCGGTTACAAAATATACTTGACTACATACGCAGTTTGGTACACAACCATAAAATCCTGCACAACTAAATTTTCCAAAACAGTTCACATCGCCGCCGTATGCTTGTGCGCAACAGCTGGCTGTTCCTGAACCAAAGTTACAAATAACTCCGCAATTACTATTAATTAATGTTCCGCAGAATCCGCCATTGATAAAACAGCAGTATAAACTGCTTCCAGTTGAACAATAACTGGTACCACCGCGTCCACCTTGAGCACAAATACATCCGCTACAACCATTTCCGAACCAACAAACTGCGGTAGGTTCTGAACATCCTCTGAAACATAGTGCATCTGCGTTTCCGCAGGCAAATCCAATACAGCCTGTGATACTACATCCTCTTTGTACGCAAAAACATTTACGTGCATATGCACCTGCATTACCAGGAATTCCACCGCCGCAGCAACACATACGAGCACCACTGCCTCCAGCGCCCCATACTTCTAACACGACACAACCGCAGCATGGTGCTGTCCAACACATGCAACAGTATTGTTTGGTTCTTACATTTGGTTCTGAAAACATCCAAATTCTACCTTTTTCAAGGTTTTCTTCTTCGTAAAAAGCTGGAAGATTTTTAGAAGTTACTAATGATCGAAATGATGTAGGCATTAATTAACTCGCAATAAACTTAATTCTAACTGCGGCATTACCACCTTTACCGCCTTGATCTCTTACACCAGCCTCAAACACAGCATTGTGTCCGCCGTGGCCAGGTGGAACATAAGCATAACAACCCCAGTCTTCATAACAGCCGCAACCGCCACCAAATCCCCAGCAATACGCCCAAGGAATACCTTGACTTGGATTTCTACTTACAGCACTGACCATGAAGTTGTGTTGATGATGGCCTTGGCCGCTGTAGTTACTAAATTCGTTATTGTATTCATGTGAAACTTCTAAAACTACACCATCTCGTGCAAACATTCCAGCAGGACCAGGAATATAAGATGTAATACAGCAAGCATTGTTAGGGTTACATGCCATAAATGCTACACAGCTAAAGTGTCCGCAGCAGTTAATGTCACCTCCGAAGCCTCTAGCGATATGAGGCACAGGACCAGTTCTAAAGTTGCCGCCGCACATTTCAGCAACACAGCAAGGCGCACCGTAACAGTTAGCATAACAACATTCTGGATAAATTCTTGCATAACATCCGCACATCAAAACGCAGTGCGAATTCTGTACATTACAGATCAATCCGCAGTTTTCATTATTAAACTTAGTTCCGCAGAACCATTGGCAAGTAAAACAGCACCAAGCACTTTCGCTGGTGCTACACATACTTACGCCGCCGCGGCCGCCTTGAGCACATAAACAGCCGTCAAATTGACGATGACATTGATATCTAAAATCACATCCGCTACAAGCTTGTCCCATGCCTCCTGCACCAAAATTTGTAGTATCAATAGCCTCTGGAAATGAATTTATATTATTTGTATTTTGAGCACCGCAAAATCCTACAGCATAACAAACTTGAGATGGACCTGAGCAGCCTCTAAAACATAAATTACTTTCACGACATGCATGATGTGCTACACCGCAGACAAAAGTACAACAAGTTTGTTTAGCACTGATACAGAATGACTTTCTTACATATGCGCCAGCATTACCTGGTAATCCAAATCCGCAGCAGCACATACGAGCACCGCTGCCGCCAGCGCCCCACATATCAATAACTACAATACCTGCTCTGCCTGCTGGCGGGCACCAACAGAAACAGTTTGGTACTTGATTGGTATTAGGTTGGTACGCCCAAATCTGACCTTTTTCTAAGTGAAATTCACTTGGATTTAATGATTCGGCTTTTGTTCCAACTAAATTTTTAAGTGATGTAGGCATCTATTCTATCCTGATTATTATGCAGATGCAACGATCCAACCGTATGTAGCACCACTATAAATTAATGTAACAATCGCACCGTTCGTATCGATAGTCAAATCGTCTGCGACGTTTTGAATTTTTGCTCCATTACGTGCCACAGTAATATTATTTGTAGCCGACGTAGCGCCAATATCGATAATTTGAATAGTATCGTTTACTAATAAAGAGCCGCTTGACGGCAGTGTAATTGTAAACGCACCACCTGCTGTGTTTGCAAGTATTCTATCGTTGACTTGAGCAGAATAAGTTGTCGAAACTTCACGAAATGTTGCTGCTGCTGTCCCAGTTGTTGTGATATATCTTCCCATTGATTTCCCCTACTTCTTATATTTATGCTGTTGAAGTTTCTATACCGTAGACCACCGCATTTACATTAGGTGATGATGACCAAACCACTACGTTTCTGTTTGCTTCTAAAATTAATCCTGTGCGCTCTAATACACCTTTAGCTGGTAGTTCTGTATCATATTCAATATACTCAGCAGCGGTTGGTGTTGCTGTTGCTGATAATCCGAGTCTGATATTCACAGGCTGATTTCCTCTATTGCAAATTGAAATCGTTGCCTGTGCAAAATACCCAGCAGGCACAGTATATGCTGTTGTTAATGTCGCAGCTGAAAGGTCATTTGCGCCTAATCTTCCTGATGCCATTTATTTTCCTTTGTTAACGGAAGAGATTATGCACAAGTGCATAACCATCCAGTCCTTCGTTGAAATTCATCGTAGTATTTATGTTAATTTGAGCGCCTGTAGTTGTAGTGATTGTGTCACCTGCAATATACACAATACCTGCGGTCAGACTATTTACATTTAGACTACTTGATCCACTACCAATTTGAGCACTAATATAAGCTTTAATTGCCCTCTGAGTTGGTACTAAACTATCTGAATCTGCTGTAAAGAACGGATCTGTACTAAACTCACTAATTGTTGCACCAGTTCCTCCTAATGCAACACTACCTAATTGTAGTTCTTGTAGTCCGGCAATACTAAATGCATCAGCATTTAAACTGGCAATACCTGTGCTTTGCTCAACACTGAAAATATCACCAACTCTAAAGTTACCGTCTTGGTCAGTTGATGTATAGAAAACTCGACCTCCTCCAAACTCGTTAGTTTCTTTGGTAGGGTCTGGATCAATTAGTGGTAATCCTGGATAATTTGTATTAGTAAAATTACCAGTACCAATATCTAAGAAATCGTGTCCAGTTAAACGTACCTGACTATAACGAATTCTAATAGTAATATCTGTTTCGTGATCTGGGCTTTCTGCTGCACCTAATCCTGGACTAAGTTGGAGTATAGCAGTATATCTATCTCCTTGTGCTAATAAATTAGTCACATTTACCAGTTTATAGTAAACATCGTTGATGCCACTAAATTGTACATTTGATCCGGCTCTTGGTACAGCAGTTAGATTCTTAACAGCAATAAATGTACCTGTTTGATACGTATCAATGGTACCATTTCCTGTTACGGTAGCTGTTGCAGTTTCATAACCAGTTCCTCTATTTGAGAAATTTGGTTGTGCTAATATACCAGATCCGCTTCTGACTTCTGTAACTGCTTCGGCAGTGTTATTAGGATCTACGATTGTTATTGCAGGAGTACTTGAATAACCTGAGCCAGGCTCAATAATTCTAATACCGGTAATTTTTTCATCAGCTACGATAGAACGAGCATAAGTTGTGCAACCAGTTGCGACACTGCTGGCCACTGTGCCTGCTGCACCACGTTGTACAGCGGACCATACTGGTGTCCTACTGCTGTTTCCAAATGCAATAGAACTGTAACCATTAGCACTGACACTCATGGTTCTACTGGTCCAGTTAATACCATCTTCAGATGTAGCAGCATCAGTTGATTGGCTGACTGCAAAGAACAAACCTTGTCCATAGGCTACTTTGGTATAAGTGGCACTTGGTACTGTCATTGTACTCCAAGTAGTACCATTTAAACTATAAACTGCTGTGGTTAATGTTCCGCTGGCAGGAAATGCCACAAACATATTTCTACCGAAAGCAACACTTCCCCAATCTCCGCTGGTAATTGTTCTTGAAGTCCAGCTGGTTCCGTTAGTTGAACTGGCTGCTGTAGTTCCACTGGCTGCGACAGCTACCCATACACCATTACCATACACTACACTGTTCCATGTAGCACTTGGTAGAGATGACATAGCCACCCACGATACGCCATCGGTAGTGCTATATGCTGCTGTAGTTGTAGTTCCTATCATGACCCAACGGCCATTACCATAGGCAATATTTGTATATGTACCAGCTGGTGCTGATCCTCCTGCCGACCAAGTTGCACCGCCGTCGCTGCTGATAGAAGTAGTTCCTGTAGAAGAAATTGCTATCCATTTTCCATTACCATAAGCCACTTTAATTGCTGTAACACCGACTGTGCCGCCTGCGGACCAAGTAATTCCGTCTACTGAGTAACTGCTTGTTGTACCTGCAACTGCTACAAATACGCCTCCTGCTGCAACTCCTGATGTATCAAATGTGTTGACACCACCGCCGACAACTTTTGTCACTTTTAGTGTAATGTTGTTTGTCGGTGAAGCGCCGCCCACATTGGTTCCGGCGATAGTCAATGTATCATCAATCTTGTATCCTGAACCTGGAGTAGTGCAGGTTACAGTAGTGTAATAACTTCCTGTTTTAACCACTGTAAATTGAGCACCTGCGCCGCTGCCTCCAGATGCTGCTACAGTGGTGTAGGTAGCATTTAAATCTCCGAACACATTATCTACCCAAGCAGCGTTTTGAATTGTTCTCGCCGTTGAAGTAAATCCAGGACTGGTAAATGTTAACCTTGGTTCAATAGTATAAGACGTTGTAACATCTAAATTAGTGGCAATTGTGGTTCCAGGAATTACATGATCCCAACCTGATGTACCAGTAGATTCTTTATAAATTGTAGCAACTTTACTACCACTATTATATGATTGAATATATCCGTACTGTCCTATACCAGAACCAGCAGTGATAATAATTCGCATTCCTACATAAGCACTACTAATTTCTGTATCAGTAGCAGCTAATGTAATACTGGTTGTGTTTCCTGTTTGTGCAGAATTAGATGCAGTTAAATATCCTGCTCCGCCTGTGCCGCTGGAATCTCCAAAGTCTTTTAGTCTAACGTTATAAACACCGTTATCTCTGGTTTCTATTGTTGCAGCAGCATTTGCGCCCGGACCGTTAAATGTATATGATGCAGTACTATAGTTGATACCAGCATTTGCATATTCTAATCTATAAATTTGATTCACAGTGTCGGTAAACACAAAGTCAATTGAAGATTCTACACTTCTGTTATCTACTTTTCCAAGTACTGGAGTTTCTGTAGCGTCGACTCCTTCGCTTACACAACCATATGTTCCGTATGAGCTGTTACCGTTAGTAGCACGAATTTTTCCGCCATTTTCTGCCAGATATCCGATATGTCCGTAATAGGAGAACACACTAACAAGTTCTGCACGACCCAAGTTAGTGACCCAAGCGCCAATTCCGTCGCTTAACACCTGTGTAAAGTCGTTGGCAACGATAGAATCGTTACCTCCGTTATGTATGTTTCCGTCAACTTTCAATCCGATACAGGCAGTACCAAATGTAGTAACGTTTTGAACATAAGGACTTCTTGTAGTAATCCATGCACGCTCGTCGTCTGGTCCCCATCCTGGATCTAAACTTGTGTATGCACCCGCAGTTGGACGACGTGATCCATAGGCATTAGGCGCACTAAGTGTTCCTGTTAGTCCTGCAATTGTACAATTTCTTAAACCTGTTCCAGCACGTAGATAGAACATATCTTTATCTATAGAACCATTTACTGCGTTTACATATAGTTTTGCTGCGGTTAATGTTTTATAATTACTGTTATAAATTAAATCCCATTTAATTGCATCTACGTATTCTCTAACATCTCTCTTGCAGGCAGCAGTGTCATAAACATAAGCTGGATAAGTAGTGTTGATATACCCAACTGCTTCATCTGCTAAAAATTCTTTATTTTCTTCAAGAACATTTACAGCATTATAATAGTTTTCATCAGTAGACCAGTAGTTAGTTCCGGTCATAGCTGGTGCAGATCCAGAACTGTTTACATAATAATCAATATAGTTCTTAGCCTGTGTTAGTAATGTGGCTGCGGTAGTAGCAGCGCCGGCTGATCCTGCTGGTCTGGATGTCACTTGACTTACTGTTCCATAAGTGACAAAAGAAGTATTATTCTGAACTACATTATCTATAATTGAAGCCAAGTGTGTTAATGCAGCCATACTTTTTGCCACGTCTGCAATCGCTATTAAACTCGCAGCAGGTTCAATTCTTGTGCTACGCAATTCATCACCAACAACTGCTGTATTTGCAGGAACCACAATTGGCAATACTTCGTAGAATGTACCGGTCTTAACACTGATTGTATAATTTACTCTTGTTTCGGCAAACACAGACGAGCTGTCGTCTGCACTGTTAATAGCATCAGTTAGAGCACTTACCAACGAAGCAACAATAGTCGATGAATCAGATTCAGGATCTTTACTGGAATCTGTAACTCTTGTAACTGTTCCCTGATATGGAGTAATACTGTTTTCTGCAATAATATCTTGCATTAAGGTTAGTGCAAAGTTTACTGCGGCAATAGTTTCTTCTTTTTGTCCAGCAATATAAAATGCAGCAGCTTCTGCTCCGTAACTAATAGCAGCTTGTCTTGTTTTTGTATTTCCGCCGTGACTTAAATCGTAGGTAATGGCATCAACAATGAATCCAATATCTCTTTCACACTTAGCAGAGTTATAAGTAAAACTTCCTGTAAATGGAGCAAATGGCCCTGCTATTTGTGCTGCTATCCAGGCAGTAACTTCTTTTTGTATAAATTGTCTATTACGTTGTATTAAATTAGTGGCATCAGGATATAACATACCTTTTTCAATCTGCTGTGCAGCATATTGTATTGTTGCAAAAGGTCTATCAATTGAAGCTCCGTATAGTGGCCAAGGTGAATCTGTTCCGGAAGGAGCTACATATACTATTTGATTTATTACACCCCAGTATCCCCAACTTGGAGATTCTACAGTATTAACTTTTAGGATCTCGCCTGCTCTACCAATTGGTAGTCTTGTTGGTCCTGCACCGCCATAATAAACTAAATCGCCTTGCGTAGTCAGAACGCTAAGTTCTGAACCCGCTGTAAATACATTCCAATATGTACCTAATATATCATTATCTGGTCTATTTAATATTGCAGAAGTATGTGCCAGAATACAGATATAACTATTTGGTCCGTACTTAACTAGGTCGCCTAATACATAATTCTTATTTCCGTCCCATGCACCTCTCCAAGCAGTTCCCGAGTTTAACTGAGCCCAATAAGTGGCATTAGGAGGCAGGTTTGCACCAGATGCTTCATGATCCTGTACACACAAATAAGTATAACCGCTGAATCTAACAACACTACCTACACGATAGAAATTAGGAGTTCCCCAAGATCCTTGATATTTAAATCCTGTGATGTATAAATCCCAATCGTCGCTATTACTTGTAGGTACTTGATTAGTATGATTTGTTTTACTTATGTAAACATAACCGCCATATGCAACTGTGTCACCTGGTTGATAAACTGAAGAACTATTCCAAGTATCATTGAACTCAAGTCCTTCTACAAATTGCTCCCAATTTGATTCTGCAAAGGTTGCACTAGAAGTATGATATGTGGTACAGATCCATAAGCCGGCTCCATATTTTACAACATCGTTTACTTTATATCTAACAGATGAAGGACTCCAGGTACCTAAATAATCTATACCTTCGTGTAAATAATCCCACTTTGCTTGATCAGCTTCAAGACCTGATGTTGCTGTGGCTGCAGAAGTATGATGCAGATTACAGATATAAGTTGTGCCACCGTACTTGACGATATCATTAACTTTATATCTTGTATTAGTAGTCCAATTTGTTTTCCAGTCAAAACTTTCTGCAAAAAGATCCCATTTTAGCTGATCTATTTCTAAGCCTGAACTGGCAGTACCTGCACTGGTATGACTGTCATTACAAATGTAAAGATATCCGCCATATTTGACAATGTCGTTGACTTTATAAAATGTGCTGGTCAGCCAATCGCCCTTCCACTCTTGACCATCGGACATTTGATTCCATCTGGTAGGAATATTATCTAAATCTGTGTAGAAATCAGCTGCGGAGGTATGCCCTATAATACACACATAGGTTTTTCCGCCGTTTCTTACAATGTCGTCTTTAATATAAGTTGTAGTAGGAGCCCATGCTCCTTTCCAAACAAATCTAATCCTACCTAGATTAAACTCAGCCATTTACTGCTCCAAAATTATATGATACTGTATTTATGTTTTTTTTGGTTATGTTATTTTTGCTCATTTTTTATTGTTGATAATCCAAATCAGAGTCCCAAGAATTAGCAAAGTATGCTTGTGCAAGTGCTACTCCTGTTAACGGAGCATTAAATCTCATAGAAACTCCAACATTAATTTTTCCGTTGGTTGTAGTACTGATTAAATTTGGTCCTACAACCACCGTGCCCGCAGTTAAAATAGTGGTAAAAGCATCGGACCCGCCACCGCTGATTCTTGATGTCAAGTATGCTTTAATTGCCCGCTGAGTTGGAACAATATTGTTACTGTCAGCTGTAAATGTAGCATCAGTACTGAATTCTCTAATAACTGTTCCAGTCCCTCCGACACTAACTCCGCCTAGACGTAGTTCCTCTAAACCGCCAAGGTTAAACAAACTGGCACTAATTGTTACCGTGCCTGTTGCTTGTTCAACTTTAAACAGTTCGCCAACTCTAAAGTTACCATCTTGGTCGGTACTGGTGTAGAACACGCGACCTCCGCCAACTTCGTAAACTTCGTTCTCTGGAGATGGCACAAAGTTGTAATTTTTATATAAGTCAGGATAATCTGTGTTTATGAAGCTTCCAGTACCGATATCTAAGAAGTCATGTCCAGTTAGTCGAACTTGACTATAATTTTGTCTAATCAATATTGCTGTGCCATGTGCTGGACTTTCTTCTATTCCTAATGTTGGAGAAATAGTTAATCTTACATCAAACGACGGAGATGCTCCTGATGATTGAACCGTAATCACTTTGTAAATTACATCATTAATACCACTAATAGTCAAGTTGTCTCCTGGTCCAGGAACTCTTGATACATTTGATAATACTAAAGTGTCGCCTAATTGGTACTTGTCTGCAAGACCGGCTCCGACAATAGTTACTCTGGTTGATGTAGTTTTATAATTAGTTCCCCTACTTACCCAGTTTACTGGTCCTAATACGCCGTTATTAACTCTTGCTTGTAACACTGCTTCGCTGGTGTTATTAGGATCGGTAAGAGTCACTGTTGGTGCTGATCCGTAACCGCTACCACAGTCCCAAATTTTAATTAAATTAATTTTTCCTGCAACTATGTTTGCTCTTCCTTGCGCACGAGTTCCGGATGGTGGAGCACTAAATGTTACCCTAGGTTCAATACTATACCTTGTAGTAGTATCAAGTGTAGGTTCGATACTAAATCCAGCAACATGGTCCCACCCAGGAGTATCATCTGATTCTTTATAGATAGTGGCAACTTTAGTTGAATCATCATATGCTTGAATATATCCGTATTGTCCTGTTCCGGTACCGCTTACGATTAACAGTCTCATACCATTATAGTTAGTAAATGTATTGGTATCATTACCTGCTAATGTTATTGTTAAATTATCACCAGCTTGAGCATTATTGACCACATTTAAATATCCGCCGCCGCCTGCTTGACTACTATCACCTGGAGTGTAAATTCTTACTTCTGACACTGCTCCGTTTTTAACATCTGGTGCGGCACTGGCTCCTGTGCCTGCACCAGTAAATGTGTATGTAGCAGTATTATTATAATCTTGTCCGCAATGGCTGTATTCTAAAATTAGAATTTGGTCGCCAGCTTGATCACTTAGCGCACTTTCTACGGTCGCTTCAGTTGATCTGTTATTAACAACTCCTGTAATTGGGATTTCAGCAAGACTAACACCCTCACTTACACACCCATATGTTCCGTACGAGCTATTACCGTTCGTGGCACGTATTTTTCCGCCATTTTCTGCCAGATATCCAATGTGTCCGTAATAGGAGAACACGCTGACTAATTCGCTTCTTCCTAAATTTGTAACCCAAGCACCAATTCCATCGCTTAGTACTTGTGTGAAGTCGTTGGCAACGATTGATCTGTTGCCGCCGTCGTGCAAGTTTCCATCAACTTTTAATCCAACACAAGCAGTACCGAATGTAGTAACGTTTTGAATATATGGACTTCTTGTAGTAATCCATACAGAAGTATCATTAGTTCCGGTGCCTGGATCTAAACTAACGTATGCTCCAGCTGTTGGGCGTCTTGTTAGATATTGATTTAATGCACCTAATGTTCCAGACAATCCTGATAAAGTTAAATTCCTTATCCCCGATGCATTTCTAACATAAAACATATCCGATGTTTCATACCCAGACGCTGGGGAAATTGTTACACTTCTTAATTCATCACCTACTAATGCAACTCCTGCTGGGATACGTATAGGTAATATCTCTTCGTAATAGCCAGTTTTAATAAAGATAGTTGCAGGACCAGTTATATTTTCACAGGCATACTTGATAGTTCTCCAAGGTGATTCTAATGTAGATCCGTAATCTGAATCATCAACACCGTCTAAAGAAACATAATAAACTTTATTAATTTCTCCAAGAGTGTGCCAATCAACAAAATTAGCATCGTTTCTTAAAACCTGTCCTGGTGTACCAATAGGATATCTTGTAGAACCTATAGTACTTCCATCCTCGGTAATACCATATGTTTTTATATCTCCACGATCTCTTAATCTATTATTTGTATCTCCTTGAGAATACAGTCTCCAATAATCAACAGAAGTTGCATAGTCCGGTCTTAATAAAGCTGTTGATGTATGCGGTTGAATACACTCATATGCAAACAAATCAAATGTTACAATGTCGTTCAACAAATATGAGGTACTAACTGCCCATCTGTTTCTCCATCTAATAGACGTAGTTACTGTTTCCCAATAAGAAGTATTAGTTGTATCTACTCCAGATGCGTCTTGAATACAGGCATATAAATTTCCTCCTGCTCTCACAACATCACCAACCTTATAGTTAGTTGAAGAACTGTAAGAATTTCTGTAGTTGTAACCTATACTTAATAGTTCCCAATCTAAAGGACTGACAGCCGGATTACTGGCTTGACTTATCGTAATAGCAACGTAAGAGTAGCCTCCGTATTTTACTACATCACCGATCTGATATCTTGTAACTTGATCCCATTGGTTGTCATATTCAAGTCCTGGAGCATACACAGTAAAAAATGCTTGATTGAATGTTCCGCCGGATGTATGATATCCAGTACAAATCCAAACCCTTGCTCCCCACTTGACAATGTCGTTTAATTTATATCTAACGCTGGTATCCCAGTCGCTTTTATATTCTATGCCGCTGTGTACAACTTCCCATTTCGCTTGGTCATATTCTAATCCCAATGCTGCTGATATAGAAGAAATGTGAGCAGTGATACATCTATAAACGATGCCTCCATACTTAACAATGTCGTTAATTCTATAAGGACTATTTGTTTGCCAGTTTATTTTCCAATCTTCTGTTTTTGCTAAGATTGCCCAGTCGGCAATGTCTTCTTCTAAACCGTAGTCGGCTACTAATGTGCTGTCTACACCAAATAAACTCTGTGATGTGTGTTGAGCAGTGCATCTATAAACGATGCCGCCATACTTAACAACATCATTTAAACTGTAAGGAATATCAGCTTGCCAGTCTCCTACCCAAGCAAACCCGTCGAGCATTTGTTCCCATCTTGGAGCTGGTTCTGGCGGAATAGTTCCTGGAACCGTGGCTGCTAAATCAGCGTAAAATCCTCCACCTGATTCTGAATTATGTTCTAACAAGCAAACATAAACTTTACCACCATAAGCTACTATGTCGTCTGGATAATAAACATTTCCAGAACTCCAATCACCTTTCCAAGTGTACTTTAATCTACTAATTTTAAAATCGGCCATTTTAACCCCAAATCTTTCAAATATTTATATACCGGTTGGATAGTCGTATTTTTGATTAATTCTGACTATTAACTCACCGTTTTCATTTACATAATATAACAAACTGCGATTGTCCCAACGATATTGTTCCCACTTTAAGTTTTCATAAACTATTTGATGTTTTACATTTCGCCCTTCGTAAAAATCAATACCAGGTTCAAACTCGGTAAAGTTTTCTTCTTCTGGTCCTGCTACGTTAATTTCCAACTGATCATCTTGATTCAGTTGATTAACTTTACCTAAATATAATTGTCCTTGAGCAGTACGACGCAGTCCGTAAAAATACTTCGGTATACTACCAATAATCGCTTCTTGATCTGATCCAAAAAAGTAATTGCTTGCCATTTTATTTTTCCTTATACAACTTCAGCATAGCTGACTACAGCATCAATACTATCTTCTGTATTACTCACTATTCGTAATCCGCATTGTTCTGCTAAAATTAATTTTTCTCCGTTGGTAATAACTTTAACACTGGTGTTTTCTGGTATAACTATTCCTCTAACATAATATGCAATTGTGCTACTTGCATCTACAACATAAATGTCTACGGTCACAGGATCGTCAATAACATTTGCCAGGTTACAGCCAATAACAGTGAATCTGTTATTTGCCACTGTCTGTATAACATCTGCTGGTGTAGTTCCTATATTTTTAACTACTCGTGTTCTTAAATAGGTTGCCATATTTTATCCAAAAAGTAATACTTGTGCTATCGCAATTTCTGTTGCTTGATCTGCGTTAATACCAGAACCAGTACCTGCTACACTGATCCAGGCACCGCCGTCATAGATTTCTACAAATCCTAAATTCGTGTTATATCTCATCATGCCTAACTGAGGGCTTCCTGGTCTTTGGAAATCATCGCCTGATGGAATAACTACTGCGTTTGTTCCAACAATATGATAATATCCGTCTCCAGTGCTTTGTAGTTCTGTAACAGCATTTAAGTTAGTGTTTGTAATCGTGTTAGTTGTTATTCTAAATCCATCAATTACAACAGCACCAGTTCCGTTAGGTCTTAATTCTAAATTAGCATTAGTAGAATTAGTTAGAATCTGATTACCATTAATTGTTATTTGATCAACAGTTAACTGATTAAGATTAAATTCTGTACTATCAAGAGTAGCGGCTAAATTACCATCAGCATAAAAATATAAAGTATTTTCGTTAGAACCAGGACTTAATTCGGGTATAATGTAGGTATTTCTATCTGCATCTATAACACTACCAAATTGTATCCAAGCTGTTCCAGTATAGCCTTCAAATCGATTTACAGTAGTATTAAATCTAATCATACCTGCTTCTGGTACAACAGGTCGTTGTGCGTCTGTACCTGAAGGCAATGTAAGTGCTTGATCACTATTAATTCTTACAATGCCAGTTCCGCTTGGAGTTAGTGTAATATCTTGTCCAGGAACCAGTCCACTGATTGTGCTGCCTTGTACACTTAGATTTTCAAATAATACTGCTCCTGCACCGTTGGCACGTAACTCTAAATTACTGTTTGATAACGAAGTTCTAATTACATTACCTTGAATAATAATATCATCAGTGGTAAATGTTCCAGATTGTACAGAACTACTAACAGACAAACTGCCTACATTTAAATTCCCGCTAACTGTAGCATTGGTCATAGTAGTATTACCAATCACAGTTACATTTTGATTTACTATTAAATTATCATTAGCAATTAAAACTTGTCCGGTACCGTTCGCTCTTAATTCTAAATCAGCATTCGACGTTGTAGTAGTAATTAAATTACCGCTAATACGAATGCTATCGACATCTGCTTGTGCAAAATATGCATTTCTCCAAGAATATGTTGGAGATCCTAAGTCATATGCTGCGTTCACATTCGGAATTAAATTACTGGCTATTCTTGAATTTAACGTAACTGTGTCGGCAATGCTGTCACCAATTGTGGTATTTCCTTGAACAGTAAAATTTTCCTGTAAATTTACAGTGCCGTTAATAGTAGCATTGCTGGTTAAATTAATTTGATTACTGGCTGCTGTTAAATTAATTGGGCCTGATAAGCTCTCAATAGTATTTCCACTGATTCTAATATTACCAGTTTCTACTTTAGTAGGATTTACAATTGTAGTGTTTACGCCATCAGTAAATGTTACACCTGCACTACTTTGAACTTGAAAACTGTTTACATCAAAAGTAATATTTCCTGTTGATTGCTCGACTAAGAAATAATCGCCGACTCTAAAGTCTCCTTTAGCATCTACACTGGTATAAAATATTTCAGCACGATTTAATTCAACTACTTCGTTGGCTTGAATAACAGTTAAAGGATCATTAGTAACTTCTTTTCCGTTACCAACGTAGGCAAAGTTTGTACCAATTAGGTATGCTATAACTCCTTCGCCGTCGCCGTAGGCTCCGTAGTTACCGTACACACAGGCACTGCCAATACTTCTAAGTTCAACACCAAAGTCGCTGTAGTCTGCCCAAGCCAAATGACTGGCTGTTTGTCCGCCACTGAACGTAATAACCTGTTGATTTTCTGTGTCTGGTGGGCTTAGACTTTCTTCAAATCCAGAAACTTTTCCGTCAATTACAATGTTTGTATAAGGTGCGGCATAGGTAAAACTTTCAATAGTGCCTGTTGTAGATGTAGCTGGATTAGCACTGACATTTTCAACTGTAATAGTATCACCAACAATTAATGTTTGTGCGCTGATACCGTAGACTTTTAATCTTGTTTTGCCGTCACCAGCAAATCCTGAGCTACTACTTAATAAATTTAATCCTTTGTTAGCAAAATATGTAAAACAATTTAACCATTCTACACGAACACCGTTTGTTGCAGTTAGCGCATCAACACCTGGACAGATAAATGTTACACTATGAAACAAGCCACTGGCTTCTTTGCTGGCAGCATTAACAATACTTCCGTCTAAATATGCGCCTTTGCCTGCGTCACCTGTTAAAAATCCTCTTGGATCGCTGGGACTGGTCACGCTGCCTGTGGTAAGCACTGTTACATTTCTGATGTAAGGACTGCGGCTTGTGACCGTCATTCCTGGAGCGAATCTAAATGCGTATCCAGTATTCGTTCCAGAGTCAAATCTAAAACCGCTAACAGTTAAATCTTCAACTGTGGTTTCACCGTTCAATAAAAATACATCAACAGTTAAATCACTATCTGGTTGAATAGTAACACTACGTATACCAGCGCCTTTGACAGTTACACCAGCTGGCACAGTCAATGGTAGAGCTTCAGAATATGTACCTGGATAGATATAAACAGTGTCTCCGGCAGTGGCTAAATCTAATGCGCGACCAATACTGCTTAATGGATCATTCTGATGTGTGCCTGAATTACCGTCGTCGCCATTTAATGCAACATAGTAAATGTTACCTTGACGCAGAGCAATGTCAATACCGTCAACAGTAATAGCTCCAGTAACCACAGCATCAGCGTGTAGTGTTCCAACCCAAATGTCTTTCCAGCGTTTTGACGGAGCTCCTAATTGAAAAGTATTATCAATATCAGGAATAATATTACTTGCAATATCTGCATTAAATGTAATATTGTCAGTATTGGCATCTCCTAATGTTAAATTACCGTCAGCAGTAATAGTTCCCGTGGCGTGTAAATTACCTATAACTTCGGTATTAGCATTAAGATTAATTTTGCCTGTACCTGAAGTAGTAAAGTTTAAATCAGCATTACTGTTTACAGTGGCAATTTGATTACCTTGAATTTGTATATCATCGACTAATAATGTACTTTGATATACAACTTGCCCGCCAATAGTTGGGCTAAGATTCAATGTACCAGTCGTACTATAAATTTGATTATTGTCAAGTACTAAATCTCCGATGTTTGCAGAATTAAGTACTTCTAAAATACCGGTTCTGGTGGTTCCATTTACAGTTAAATCGTGTGTTGGGCTGCTTGTCTTGACACCTATTCGTCTATTATTAACGTCAAGATAAAGCAAATCTGTTTCGAAGGCAAGATTTATACCTTCTCTGATCAGATTTTCTTTAAGTAACGGACCTGAAATTTTACCAATAGCCATGAATTTTTACCCGGTTTTTATATTTATCGTTACCCTAAAATGAGTATCCACTGGTTCGTTATTTCCTCCATTTCTGCTGCTGTGATTCCTGAAAAATTTCCAACCATAGGAATGAAATTTAGCCCGTCAAATACTTCACCGGTCATTGTGTCCGTGTTAATCCTTGTTGCGCCAGTAGGAGGACTTACAGGTGCCTGAGAAGCGGCACCGTGTGGAACTCTAATAGCATTAGTTCCTGCAAATTTAACGTACCCTGAGCCAGTAGAATTTATAGTAGTTGCTTGATTTAGGCCTAAATTTGTTATTCTATTATTAAAAATATCAATGCTGTTTTTAATTATAACACTGCCTGTGCCACTTGGATAAATTTCTAAATCAGCATTTGAATTTATTGTGCTGATTTGATTTAGGTCTAATTGAATTTCGTCAATTCTAACTCTTTGATAATTTGCTTCTTGGCTGGTGATTGTTCCTCTAACTGTGCCGTTAATGGTCATTCTTATAATATTGTCGTTGGCGCCGGGAGTTAATTCTGCTGTTATAGATGTGTTAAGGTCAGTGTCGTTCAGTCCATGTAAAGTGTTAGTTGCTCCAGATATTCTTGATTGAAATAACGAACTTAGGTTATTAAATCTAATTTCACCAGCATTAGTTAGTGTTCTTGTAGTATTGTTTCCTACAGGAATTTTTAAAGTTTTATTAGAATTTAATTTAACACTGTTATTTGATACTGGAGAAAAAATAACAGATCTTTCTACTTCCGTTCCAGATACTTGTATATTTGAAATCGTGGAGTCCGTTATTCTTAATGATCCGTCGACAATAATTCCACCAGCACTATTAGCTCTAAATTCTAAATTGCTGTTAGATAAAGTGGTCTTAACAAGATTTCCAGCAATGATTATATCACCGTTATTAAATTCTGGTGCTACTAAGTTACTACTTTGAACCGGAGTAATTCCTGTAAAAGAAAAATTATCGCTATAAAGATTATTATAATTTCCAGTACCGCTTACAGTGAAATTTTGTTCCAATCTTAGGCTGTCACTGACCCGTACACTACCCGCACCGTTGGCTCTTAACTCTAAATTACTATTGCTTTCTGTAGTTGTGATTACGTTTGTGTCAATTAAAATTGTTCCAAGATCAAATTTAGCAGCATAAAGATTTTTAAAAAATTTTGAATTATCACCCAGTGCATAATCGGATGATGTAGGAATTATATCCCCAATAATCTTTGCATTTATTGCAGTTGTAGCCGTGTTGTTTGACGATGTTAAATTTTTAATTAATGTAGTGTTTCCAGTAATAGTTAAAGATTTAGTGCTTGATACATTAGCATTAATTGAAGTATTATTATTAAATGAGACAAAATTTAAATTACCACTGTTACTTTGAATAGTGTTCACACCAATAGTGATATTGCCTGTAGTAACTTCGTCTGCATCGATGTAAGTTACATTAGTACCATCGGTTACAGTTAAATTTGTTCCTGTAGTAACGATAGAATTTAAAGTAACTGTGCCTGTAGCACTTTCAATTGTAATTAAATCTCCAATTTTAAAATTACCTATTTGGTCAACACTTTGAAAATATATTTTTCCGTTATTAAGTTCGGTAACTTCGTTAGCTTCAATTACGTTTGTAGGATCATTTGATGTATCTTTACCTGCACCAATATAACCAAAGTTATGATTGATCAGGTACATTAAAGTTTCGTTGCCGTCGGCCCACGCTCCGTAATTTCCGTATACATTCGCACTGCCAATTACTCTAACTTCTGCTCCAAATTTTAGACCTAAATTAGCAAAACCAGCTGATCCATTTTCTGCGTAAAGACCTCTATTAGCATAGTAGACAAAACTATTAAGCCATTCTACCCTTACACCATTTTTCATCACAATACAATCTACACCAGGTGTAATAAATGTAGCAGAATGAAACAACATGCTGGCTTCTTTACTGGCAGCATTTGCTAACGATCCGTCTATTTTTGCTCCGCGGCCAGCATCTGCTTGATCAAACCCTCTTGGATCACTCACGCTGGTAATACTACCTTTGGTAATCACTGTGACGTTTTGTATGTAAGGACTTCTACTTGTAACATTAAATCCTGAAGTAAATGCAAATGCATATCCTTTATCATTTAAACTATCGTAGTAAAAATCTGCTACTGTAAGATCACTAATTGTAGTTTCGCCGTTAAGTTGGAATACATCTTCGTGTGTGCTGGCAGTATCTGGAATAATTTTTACAGCTCTTACTCCTGCTCCTTGTACTGTTACACCTTGAGGTATCACAAGAGGAAATAATTCTACATAAGTTCCTGGATAGATAAAAACAGTGTCTCCAGAAGATGCTTGTGATAATGCCCATTCGATAGTAGCAAATGGTCCGTTAGGATGATCTCCAACATTACTGTTATTTCCGTTTAGTGCTACATACCAAATATTTCCTGCTCTGGTTCCTAAATCGACACCTGCTACTGTACTACCGCCAGCAGAATAATTTGTGCCGTTAACTAAGTAAGTAAAAATATCTCCAAACTGTTTTGTGTTAGATCCGATGTCGTAAAAATTGTTAATATCTGGAATTATATCGCTGGCTAATTCAGCGTTAAAATAAACATTGTCTGAATCATTATTGCCAATAATAAAATTACCGTCAAAGGTAATATCTCCAGTGGCATGCAAGTTTCCAAAAACTTCAACATCAGCATCCAGTACAATATTTCCTGCTCCAGCAGGAACAAGATTAATATTGTTGTTTAAAATTTTATTAGTGATTGTGTTACCGTCAACACTAAGATTAGCAGTGTCTAACTGTTTTGTGGTAATTTTAGGATTTACACCTGAAGCTGAGAGATATAAGTTTGAATCACTGTCGATTGTATTACCTGAAAGTAATAAATCTTCTAACTCGAATGATGTATCGACTATTAAGGAAGTTGTTTTAACATCTTGATTTATTAATAGCGTTCTAAACGGCGTGTCATTGTTGACACCAATACGCCCTGTGCCAACATTAAAATAAAGTAAATCGTAATCAAAAGCTAAATCTTCGCCTTCTCGTAAAAGATTTGCTTCCAGCATTTGGCCGCTGATTCTACCAACTGTATTAGACATAAAACGCTCCTATACAGTATTTATTGGTATTTTAGCGGTCAAATCCGTGTATTACATATACTGGTTTATTGGCAGGAACTGCTGTTCCAAATTGAATATAAATTCCATCAGGCATGTCTATACCTGGATTACCGCCGTAGTCGCCTGCTGGATTTTGTACTAAAACGTAGTTTACATTTGGAATTTGAAAAACGTTTTCTACTAAAACAACGAGATTATTTGCTGCTTGTGTTAAATCCCAAAGTGTGACATCACTTTGTGCGGTATAACTTAATGGATTAGGATTTAATGGACCAAAAATCAAAGTTGATCCGTCACCTAATTCTGTCATAGTTTGTAAATTTATGTTACCTGGCTCTTTAAATCTAAAACTGCGCCATGCTCCGTCTTGATAACCTTCAAACTCGTCTGTTTGATTGTTATATCTAATCATACCGTTAATGTATGTAGGGCTGGTAGTATCAGCACTTCGTTGAGCAGTTGTTCCTTTTGGGAGCAAAAGTGTATACGAAGTGTCAATAGTTGTTTCTCCTGTTTGATCAATGTAAATAGATCTGTGACCAGGAATAGTTTTCGTACTTAAAATTTGTTTACGTAAGTATTTCATTATACACTTATAACGCTGATAGTTGCTACTAAATTAGCTGGTGCAGAAGTACTTGCAACTACTCTATCTCCGTTGTCTAAAATAATTTTTTCTGTATCAAACGTAACTGTTTCGCCAGCTGGAACAGGTAATTGATTAACAATTAAATTAGTATTAGAAATACCATCGCCTTGTTTTACAAAATGTAAATCTAAATATGTTTGACCTGTTGCTGGATTATTTGGGTCATATGTAGCTGTATTACAAACCCAAATGCAGGTCACCGCAGTGTTTCCGCTGCTTACATATAAATTAGTGTTTCCTGTTCCAATTGCGGTACTTTGGATCGCCATTGTGTTTCCTTAAAATATAAAACTTAATAGTAAAGCACGTCGTCTGCTTATTAATTCTTCTGTCATTGTAATTACTGTAGATCCGTCTGTATCTGGTCTACTGTTTACATAATATATACCTGTGTCGCCGCCACCAACTGTACTTTTTGTGTATAGTTTAGTAGCTCCTCCAAGTAACGAAGGATCACTTCCTTGATCAATTAAAGTTAAGTATCCTGCTACTTGAACTAATCCGTTACTTGCTGTTAACGTTAACGCATTAGATGTTGTATTAATAGTGTTTACACCAAGTCTGATATTATTAACTTTCAATCCTGAATTATCAATAACTGCTTGTAAAACATTGTCGACTTTAAATTCTAACTGACTAACAGGATCGCCATTGGAAGTGTCATAGCCTTCGCCTGTTGTATCATAAGAACCAAAACGTTTTGCTGTAAACACAGCCAGACTATAAGCAGTAAAGTCAGTAACTGCTTTCATATTTGGTACGCGATCGTCGTCTGTTACGCTTACACCTAATGTAGGATCGTAACCTATTGTGTCAGTATAACTTAAAATTTGGCGTTCGTAATTAGATGTTCCTCTAACTGTTACATATCCTGTTCCAGTATTAATAAGACCTAATATTCCGCCATTTGTATCAATTTGATTAGTTCTAATTCCCGCGATGGTCGGACTGCCAGTACTACGAGTTCTAAAACTCCAAAGTCCTGTAACTGATAAATCAGTCGGAGGATTATAGTGGCTGACCTCGTGCCATACTACTTCGGCGTCGTCGCCGGAGCCTCTGTTTATTCTAATACCAGAAACTCCAGCTCCGCCATATGTTTCATCGGGTTTGGTTATTACTGCACCTGCTGTATCATCCCTATTAAGTAAGATGATGTTGTCCTCAACTTGCATATCAACAACATTAAGGTAAGTTGTTTGTCCATCAACAACGAGATTACCAGTTATATAGACGGTGCCTTGTTCTACACCAGTGTCCAGTGTAATTGCGCCACCGTCTTCAACTTTAATTTTGTAATTGCCTTGACTGACTCTTACAACTTTATTACCTTTAATTGCCATTTAGCTATCTCTTAAGGAATTAATGTTAAGATTAATAATGTTTCTGTTGAATCGTCACTTAGTGTCCATTTAAAATGACGGCCATTAAAATCATGAGCGTGACGATTGTATAATCTACGAATTGGTACTGCTTGTCCGTTATAAAGACCAACTAGTGCAGCATCTCCGTTACTGGCTGGAGTTAGTGTGTTTGTCAGTACAGCACGACCAACTGCTGTTGTACCATCATCAGTACTTACTTTGTAGCGGCTTGATCCTACTTGCTTTAGAATGTAGCCTTCGTAAACAACACCGCCTAATTTAAATCTAATTGGAATGTTGTTACCTGTGAATAAACCTGTTCCAGTTCCGGTACCTGTTGTACCAAACCATCTTTTATTGAGTGGGCGTCCCATTTGTTTTCTCCTTATGTTGACGTTTTAGGTCTACGCGGTGGGTACCGCATAAATCAATGTGACATAGTATTTATATAAAAAGAAAGGACCCTTACGAGTCCTTTCTTAAAATTAAAAAACTTTTTAAGTTTTTAATTAGCTGAATGTTAGACCTGTTGTTGTAACAGTTCCTAGGTAGTCAGCTGCGTTACCTAAAGAGCTTGCTGTATTGCTTAACTCAACATATCCGTAACGTGTCATAAAGCTTACGACTGGTTCGAATGTTGATGGATCAAGAACAACACCGCTGCTCATTAATGGAATGTATGGGCAGTAGAAAGCAGCCGCATCACTCTCACTTGTACCTTTGTAACCAACAAGTACTGTGTCGTTTTGTGCATATGTGTTAACATATACTTTCATTGCGCTGTTCAATGTACCAACGAACTTGGTGTTTGTTGGAGCTTCGAAAGTGCCTTCTGTTGTTCTTGCGAAAGCAGAAGTTGTTGCGCTTTGTAGTACTGTTAATACTGTTGGGCTAACAACTGCCCAGTTACCAGCACCACGACGTGTACGCTGAGCGATTCTGTTAGCAACACGGTTGATCTGAACAGCTAATGCAGCGTGTTCGTCACCAACGAATGTAGCAGTACCAGAAACAGCAGTTTGGTCAAATGCTTCTTGGTTTTGTGTACCAGCTAATGTAGCAAGAGATAATAAGATCTCTTGGTCGATTTCAGCTGTGATTTCTTGTGCTAAAGCAGCCATGATTTCTGCTTCGATGTCAATACCTTGTTGGGCTTGTGCATCTTGAGCAGCTTCAAATGTCCAACGAGCACTTAACTTACGTGTCTTCGCTTCGACAGTTTGCTTTAAGATCTGGATGCTTAAACGCTTACCAGCAGCACCTTCAAGAGTTGCTGTTGATGCAGCAGTGAAAGCTGAACCATCGTTACCTGAGTAACCTTCAGCAATCTTAAATGGGCTTAATGCCTCAACACCAGCGTTTGCACCGTAGGTACCACTTAAGGTATCTGCGTAACGAACACGTAGAGTGTGGATTTGACCCACTGGACCAGTCATTGGTTGTACGCCAACTAATTCGTTAGCGATAACTGTTGGCATAACACGACGGATTACTGGAAGAATCACGCGGTTTAATGTTGCGACGTTGCCGGCAGAAGTGGCGCCACCAGATGCATTTTCTGCGAGATACTTACGAGTATTCTCTAAAGTCGATGCCATTACGCTTTTCTTGGTGCCTTGTAAGCCTTCTAATAGGGCTTCTTTGGTTTCTGCCCAACGGCTTGTTAGTAGTTCTGACATTATTTTATCTCCTGATGTTTAATGTTTTTTTAAATTCCAGCAAGTCTGCGAATATCAAAGATATTATGATCTGACTCGCTCTTGCTGCTACTTACGCTGTTGGTTTCTTTATTGCCTGTGATCTCTTTTGCCTCTACTAGTGCCTTTTTCTTCTGCGGAGCTTCGCCAGCGATTACTGCTGGTAAGTACTTTTCAAAGTTATTGCGTAACTTAGATGTATGTACACTTTCAAGCAATTCTGTCATAATAGCCTTTTGGCTTGTGGCCAACGGTCCTACTAATTCATCAATAATTGCCTTACGTTCCATGCTCTCTTTAAGAGCCTTAACTTCTGCTTCTTTGCTTTCTGAAATTAATCTTGCTTCTGCTACAGCGTTTTTAGCAGCGGCAACTTCAATTTCTTTCAAGTCTATAACTTTAAGCAATTTAGCTGTTTCTGATTTTTCACTTAGATAGCTGTTCTGATATTCGCTCGCGTATGCTTCAAAAATCTTACGACCAAAGTCGTTACGACGAGCAGCTTCAATATCTTCTTTTAGTTGTCCAATTTCTGTTTTCAGACCTTGTTCAACTGTCTGTTCAACTAACTTAGCAGCACGTTTAATGAAATGTTCTTTCATTAATGCTAATGCCTGACGGCCTTCGCGAACTAAACGTACCTTAGTTTCTGCGATATCTTTTTTATCTGTATGGAATTCTGCAATTTCCTGAGCTAAAGCTTCTACTACAAATCTTTCAAGAGTCTTAAACTTTTGAGCCATTTGTACTTGATCTTCGTGTAACTCTTTGACTTCTGCTGCTAATTGACGAGTAACAAACTCTTTAACTAGACTAACATTTTGTCTCATTGCTACAGCATACTTGGCTTTTTGTTCAGCCAGTTGCTTGCGATCTTCAACGAACTCAGCGATTTCTTCTGCCAGTCTTTCACTTAGCATACGGTCCACAGCTTCAACCATAACGTGTTTGTCATGTTCATAGCGTTGAGCGAATTCTTCGCGTAGTTCTTGAGTTACTTGAGTGCGATTCTCATTGATTCTCGCGTCCCAAGCCTTTTCAATATCAGCTTTGATCTCCTCAGAAATCACATTGTTCTCGTACAGTGCTTTTAGTGCTTCCAACATTGTGATTCTCCTTTTTTATTGGAGTCCGCTTATTATTCTTAATAAGCTTTCTTTAAGATAAGTTTGCGCCTTTGGATCACCTTGCACTTCTTTCGCTATGCGCAAGTTTCTATAACCACCTCTGGTATTCATAAGATGTTCGTAGATAGGTGTAGGGTAAGCTCCAGGAGCACTTGGTTGAGCCACCACATCAACTGTGATGATTTCAAAATCTTTTACAAATCCGTCGTTGTTTACATCGCCGGATCCGCGTGAACTAACTCCCAACTTTACGCCGGACTCTAACATAGTTTTAACCAGTTGGCCCATTGGAGTTGGGAGTATTTTTAATTTTCCATAACCGTCTGCGCCATCCATCCACATTTCTGTGACCATATGGCAAACACGATCAAGGTTGATTCTTAGGTCGTCTGGATGATCCACTTCGCCTAAAACTGAATAGCCGCCAGCAATTTGATCGTTCAAGGTTTTGACAGCCCTTGAAATCTCATTTGCAGGATAAACTCTTTGATTCTGATTCCTTTTGTCACCTTGGATGCAAATCCCTTTTAAGTAAAGAGACTTGCCTCCGTCGTGCTCATCGGATTCAACGACCATTTTTGCTTGGTCAAAACTCGATGGTGCTTTTCTTGTTCTGCCCATCGTCACCGCCTGCTGGTGTGGACATCTTCTTGAGATGTTTTACGCCAGCTTTTCCGCCTGGAACGTTAACGTTACCAGCGTTATCTTCTTTGGTACTTGGGTTTAGTAAACCACCTTTTGTACCACCACTTGTACTTTCGCCACCAGCTAAGATATTAGAAGCAGTGCCTCCCATATCGTTCTTTTTAGCTACGATACTTTTTGTGTTTGCACCGTTGTCACCGTGCTTTGGATTTGCTACTTTCTCGATATATTCACGCATAAAGTGCATGTCATCTTCGCCCATCTTCATTGAGATGTCTTTTTCTAAATCATCGCCGCCGTCCATTCCCATGTCGCCGCCAA